TGGTCTCCCCTAGAGACCAACTGATCACTAAGTGATCAGCGACACCCACAGCCAAAATCACCACTATGTGGAGATGCTGTACGGAACCAAAGTTCCTTCCGAAGAGGACGGGGAGAATCCTCAAAGGTGTCTTGAAGCTTTGTAAAGCTTCAGCGTGGTAAACCACGACTACTGATTATGGAATCAGTTAAAACCTGTCGATTAAGTCGACGAAACTCGAGTTTAAGGTCTCCACCCTAGGCAGGCTAAAACACCGGAGTGAAGGCTTCGTCAAACGTTGGTTTGACGTGCTCCACCTCCAAATGGACCACAATCGACTTAGCAGCCACGACATCACCGCTATAAAGATAAATCTTCAAGTGCTCAGAGACCTGTTCAAGGGTAATACCTTTAAAGTCCTCAGAGTACATAGCAGCGGCCACATCCTTACTATTATCAGCATAAGCCAAAGCAACCTGGAAAGAGTGCGATGGATTTTCCTGTTTCTCAGTCAGGCATGCTTTAACAGATCCGGATATACTAGGTACCAAGCCCAACCAAATCAGAATTCTACCAACCTTCAACTGCTTATTCTTTTCAGAAGACAAGTCGTCAGGCAGTTTAACACTAATCTCAGTGGTGGACTTAGCATTCGTGACAGCGGGACAATCAACAGACCACTTAGTGACGCTGTAACCCATTCGCGCACGAGTTGGCCTACCAATACCACTCGCGGGAGATTCAACAATTACAGGTTGAACTACTTTCGTAGCCGACCGACGATTCTTACGAGCCGCAGCTCTTCGCTGAGCTCTCGTTGTCTTACCTGCACCAGAAGTTGACATCTTATTTTACTAAAATGAAATATGCTAAATTAAATCATAGATTTTTTTTTTTTTTTTTTTTTTTTTTTTTTTTTTTTTTTTTCTTCTTCCAACCACACATGCTTCGGCAAACTCTACTCCAACAACGACGAGTCTTTCATCACTCCGTTCTTCAGGTAAGGGAATTGAACCCAAACGAGCCTCGAGAGCTGATCCAAACGATTGATCGTGTTCTCATAGTTATGCCTAGACACGGGCTTCAAGGAGAAGTTTAACCCCGATCATCTACGAATTAGCTTACTACTACGGACAACTGGAAGTCCGGCAACGGAATTAGCGGTTACAGCGATTTCTTCCGAAGATTCGTTGCTACTATCTTCAGAAGGCGAATCCTCTACTAACTCTACAGTTGACATGTGCACTGGTTCTTTGATATCAACTGGGCTACCCAAGCCCAGGCCATAATCGACAGTTTGGTCGGAGATTGCTCTCACATAACGCTTCAGATGATCTCTTCCAAGATCTCTTAATCTGTCGAATGGAATGATCTTAACCACGTTAGCCTTTCGCATTTTATAGTTATTCGGCTTCGGGCGTAGATTAGCACTCCAATAAGCATGACTCATAACTACTGTGCCCCTTGTCGAACTGACGCCATTAAGCTCTGTTGCAATACCAAAGCAGCGATTTCTATTCCCAATCGTTTCCAACGGGCAATCGTAACTGGGTGAAAAACACACAATAGCAGGTAACGCGGAGATAGCAATTGTAGCCGACTGATTGCCATCAACTGGTTCGAATGTACCTGATTGCGCGATCGATCCACTATCAACCATTTTGATAGTAACCGAACCCGTTTCATTTGCCGACGTCGTTCTAACGACAAAAACAAGGAGTCTTGGAACTGAGAGAACTCCTTTAGAGGGAACGTCTCCTTTTTCATATCGAGATTTAAACCATGAGAGAGTGGTATTCATCGACGCCTTTGGTACGAGGTCTATAAAATTCAAACGGTTATCGGAACTTAAATTAGTGTACAATCCCAGCTTACACTCTTTTGCAAAGTCGTTCCGGGCCTTTTCAGAAAATAATGCATCGAACAATTCATTATCAGCGGCCGCACCAGCTTGATTACCATTGGCCAGAGTCCTTGAGGATCCTGTAAAAGGAGTTAGAGAGTTAGACATCTCAAGATAGCAAAAAGATTTAGTGTTGGAATTATTGCTGAGTTATAAAGTCAAACAAACGCCTTGTTCAGGCCTAAGTAGAGCAATCCTGATAAACAGGGTATGATACAATTTGTTGTGTTCTTATCTCAGCAACCACTCACAAACCTTTAAAAAAAGAGATGTATTGTAAAAGATAATTTTTCGTGCTATCGGGATTCGCACTCTAACGAGGAAAAATTAC